AGGAATCGCGATGAACTGGAATCAAAGATACGAGGCGCCATGATGAAAATACAGAATCGCCCCAAACGGGTTATGTCCTATTTTCAGCACCGGAAAATCCAATATGCTGCGTAATGAACCTATTGGATTGCCGGGTTAATAACATGAATAGATTAAATTGGCTGCCGCCCCGAACAAGGACAGAGATGTCACAAGTCGCATTGGTGCTTTCGTCGTCGAAACGAGAAGACGCATCCCTCGATCAATGCTTTCCCATAATTTTTTAGTGTTTGTCGCAATCGGTTTGGCGCTGTACTCCATGTTAGCGCGCGCAAAGCCACCAGTTGCAGGTAAGTGGCGGTAAGTAACGGCTGGCTGGGGGTGCTGCAAGATAAAGTTCACGACGCGCTTACTCAGCAGCCTGTACTGGGGCGCCTCTTTGGCCAGATGTATTCCATTGAAAGATGTGTATAAAAAATTAAAGGCTACATAGGCTGCTTGGTAAGCGAAACTTTGGCGCGGCTTTTGCCTGTTATTTGCAAAAACAACATCAGCTCCCGTAACTGCTTTATCAAGCATTTCGGGCAGAAAACAGATGTCATCAAGAAGCGGATCAATTACTGCAACAAAATCACCAAGTGCGTTCTCAAGCCCTACCCATGATGCCGTGTCACCATCAACTTCCTTGGTGAGTGCATATACTTGTACGTTTGGGTAACCCGATTGTCCTGTTAGATTTTTTAGTACATTAACGCTTTCATCATCGGATGCGTTGTCCACGATGATCAACTCGTAATCGGTGACGAGTGATGAAAGTTTTTCAGATGCACTCTGAATAATGCTCTCTAGCTGATGGCCTTGATTGCGTACAACATACACAATAGACAGAAATACCGGAAAAAAAGCCATTCTTGTGGTCCCCACAACACGCACCTTTGCGATTTGATTGCATTTATCTACAAAACCTTGCCATTCTAAACCGTGGGGGGGGGTACGTCACCTGTTCTGCATGCCTTCGCCATCATCTATGCGCATCGCAGCGCCCACATGCGACCCGGAGGAGTAGGCCAAAGCCTCTGCTCTCCTTCTACGAACCAGCCCCGGCAGCCTTTTCCCGGCAGCCCAAACCCACTTCATAAGTTCAGCCGGAACGCTGTCGTGGTCGCCACGGTTCACCTTTCGCCTCAATGTCGAGCTCTGCAACGCCCCGTTGCCGAGGTTAAAGGTGAATGAGACCAGCGCATCGAACTGCCCGTCCGTCAGTGGCACCGAGATCAGCCGCAGCACGGCTCGTTCGGCGATCCTCACGTCCTTACGCAGAAGCTCAGTGGCCTCAGCTTGCGTGACGCCCGCTGCGAATTGATCCTGTTCATGTGCCACCACGACATGGCCGTAGCCGATGGTCGGGTAGCCGGCCGGACAGGTGTAGATGGTATGACTGAAGCCCTCAAACCTTTTGATTAGGTTGAGGCCTTCCTCGGTGACTTGACGCATCAGCCACCCCGGCGCATCTTGCTGATCTGACGGCTGCCGAACCAGAATGACATCACGGCAGCAAACAGAGCCTGGGTTTCTTCGTCCCAAGTGGCCTGCAGGGCTGCTGTCAGCGTGACGCCGTCGGTTTGCAGCAAAGTGGCCAAGGCCGAGACCTTCACCACCGCAAAGACCAGGAAGAAGGCATAGGTGATGACCGGGCGCACCGATGCCTGTAAGGCTTCCACCCATGGCGAGCCCGTAGGATGGTTCGCGTATCTGTACAGCGCCTGGCTTTCGGCAACATCAGCCGCAATCTGGATTTCTTCCAGGCGCTGGCTGTTGCCCAGCCGCTGTTGCTCCATCTGCCGATCCAGGATCGCCAGTTCGTGTTTGCGGTCCTGACTGTCGCGAAACAGCTTGAGGAATTCTGGGAAGGTGCTGCTGAGAAAGCCCAGCAGTGATCCGAGCAGGGTCAGCATGATCAGTGTCCTCCCCCAAATAGCTTCAACTTGATCAGTGCGCCAGCGACCAAGGCCAGAATGAAGCCCGTGGTCGCCATGCGTACCAAGGTCTGCCAGGCGGTATGCTTGGCGGTGTTGAAGGCTTCGAGCAGCCCACGCAATTCACGGATGTCGGCAGCTGCGCTTTCGCCATCCAGACCGACATCGGCCATGGCACGCTTGGCACCACGTTCGGCCGCGTCCTCGATCAGTCGTTCAAATTCGTCCAGCGGCATGGATACCCAGCCGTCTCGGGTGGTCGGTGTGTTCATCACGGTCTCCAGAAACAAGAAACCCCGCACAGGGGCGGGGTCGATGGGGTAAAAGGGATCAGCAGGTCACGGGGCGCTGGGGATGGCCACGGTCGTTGTGCGTTTGGGGGGCTTGGTGTGCCCGGCTCTGGCCTTGCCTGATTTGCCGGCTGAGATTTCCACCGACGTGCTCCAGCTTTGACCTGCCAGCTGATGCGTGACCGACTCGATCAGGTAGGCGCCGTCGACTTCTTGTTTGAACCCCTGCAACTCGACCGACTTCTCGGCGGCCAGATCGGCGTTGCCTCGCAACTCCAGCTGACCGCTGGCGGTTTGCCGGTTCATGCCGGCCAGCTTGGCTCTGGCTGCAGCCTTGGCGGCGCTGGGGTTCGGATAGATGTGTCGATCAGTGTGCGTGGCGCTGCTGGAGCCGGCCGGGGCATCCGGGTTGGGGATGACGATGTCGATCTTTGTGCCGGTCTTGGCGTCGTGGGCCTGAGTTTTGACCGCACCAACGCTGCCCCGGTCGGGGAAGGTCAGGCGATAGCTGGTCACTTCGTTTGGTGCCAGGCGGACCACTGGGAGGCTTTTACCCGAGGCGGTCTTACCGTCAGCGCGCGGCAGGACCACGAGCTTGCGGTCCTTCAGGGTGGCCGTGGCGTTGTATTGCCGCGCCAAGCAGGTCAGGAAGTTCAAGTCCGACTCGCCGACCTGGTCGGCCCGTGGCACCGTCGTGGTGATCGAGCAGACCGCCTGCCAGCGGTTGCGGGCGGCGACCTCGCGGATGATTTGCGACAGCGGCACGTTTTCCCAGGCGTGCTGGCGCGGGCTTTTGGCAAGACCCGCCATCTCCGCCGGCTTGCCGCGAATGACCACGGTGCGTGGTGGACCAGCGAATTCGATCTCATCCACGGTGTAGGCACCCATGAAGCTCAACCCCTGGCCTTCCCAACCCAGGGAGATGCGCAGCAGTGCGCCTTTCCTGGGGAAGGCAATGCGGTCGTCACGGTCATCCAGCCGGATTTCGCACTCGTCCGACTGCAGCCCTGCCCGGTCAGTCAGTTGCAGGCTGATCAAGCGGTCTTTGAGCAGATCGGTGATGTCCTGCGCGTTGGCAATGACCTGGAAGATGGCACGCATCGCTCAGTCCCACAGGTTGATCACGTCGGTGCGCGCCGGGGCCAGATCCGGCAGATGGATGGCGACGCCAAACACAAACGGTTGAGAGAGCCCAGCCAGTCCTGGATTGGCCTCCAGTACCGCCTCGACCGTGCCCATCAGATGGCCATAGTGTCGGTGGCAGAGGCGATCAAGCACATCGCCGTCAGAGGTTTTGATAGTCGTCGCCATAGCGTTTGAACTCCACGGTAAAGGTCTGCTTGCGCGGTGCGCCGTCGGCCATCAGGTCGCTCTGATCCTCCGAGACGCTGGCCAAATACCAGCGCCCCAGGGTTTCTCCATGGCCGGCGATGAGCTCGACCGGCTTCATCTGAAAGCCGATCCGGCGCAGCGCGTTCAGCTGGGTCATGCCTGCCATCTGCGCAAAGACCACGCCTGAGAGCGTGAGCGACTCACCGCCCTGATTGACCGCTTGCAGGGCCTGCGGTCGCCCCAGACGCTCCTGGGTGGCGATGTTGTATTGGCTTTGCCGGCGCAGGCTGTCGAAGGCCGCTGTGTTCAGGCCAAAGTAGAAACGCTCACCTTGTTCGGCGACCAGCACCAGCAGGTGTGGCCTAGCGCTGGAGAGCGTCGGCATACCGGTTCCAGCAGCCCGGCGTGTGCTCGAAGCGGTGGGTGATGCCAGCGGTGTCGTGGCGCCCGCACTGCCCAGTTGGGCTTTGAGTGCGCCCAATTGCGTTGCCACCGAGGTCGCTGCGCTCTGCACCGATCGCACCGCCGAGTCCAGACGCTTGGCGCCCGATTGGGCGGTATCGATCAGGCTGCCTATCCGCTGCGTGGCGCGATTGATATCGGCCAGCCCGGCCTGCACGCTGGCCATGCCACGACCCAGGGCACTGCGTTCAAAGGCCGTCGCGCTGGCGGTAAGCAGCAGGGTCACCAGGCTTTTGAGGGCGTTGGCACCGCGCGTCAGCTCGGAGGATGTGTTGGCGGCCAACCTGAAGATGTTCTCTGCAGGCTGGGCCGCCTGCGCCAGTTGTCCCAGTCGCTGCGCATGGCTTGTGGCGCGCGCGACTGATGAGCTGGCCTGGGAGACCCATTGGGTGATGGAAGATAGGGTCATCAGTTACCTCACACATGCGCGCCGTCGAACCAGGCGGCTCGCTGGTTTTGTTGTTGAAACTGCTCGAACAGCCGCTTCAGGTGCGGCATCAGCTCATTGGCCAGTTGCCGGGGGTCTTTCACATCACCCTTGACGGTGATTTGCAGGGTGGGCGAGAAACTCACCTGTTGCGGCACAGCGGGTGCCTTGGCCACGGACGTTGTCGCTGCTTTAGGTACAGGTAGCGCAGCGCCTGCCGCAACCGGTGGCGCAAGATTGGGGGGCACCAGCGTGGCCGCTAATGTGGGGGACGCCTTCGGTGGTTGGGTCGCCACCAGCGACTTGCCCAACCAGCCGCCCAGCGTGTCACCGGCGAAAGAGCCAATGGCACCCCCCAGCAAACCGCCAATCGCGATCCCGATGGGGCCGCCCAGTGCCCCGACTGCGGCACCGAGCTTGGCGCCGGCCAAGCGGCCGGCCAGCGTACCGGCCGCACCGCCGTAACCCTGGGCCTTTTCTTCGCGGGTGGTGGCGTTCTTGGCGGTATCAAAGACCTGATACGCGGCTGAGCCAATGGCCAGTGCCCCGCCCAGTCGGCCACCAGCCTTCCCAAGCCAGCCTCCGACCCGCCCCAAAGTGCCACCCGCACGGGCCATGTCACCTGCTGGCGACCCAGAGGGCCTGCCTGCGCCCCGGCCAGAGCGGCCCAGCAGATCAGGCAGGGCACCGACCCCCGGCCAGTTGGTCACGAACACAGGTTGCGCTCCAGCGGCTGCCCCGCCGGTGAGCACACTTGCCAGATTGCCCAGCTTGCCGGGTAGGCCAGGCATGCCTACAGCTCTGCCGGATCGACCCGCCAGGAGCGTACCCCGCGCCAGATCAAGCGCACCACGCCCGATGTTCCAGGCGGCACGTGCGCCTTTGAGAGCCACCAGCCCACCGGCAACCGTGGCAAGACCAGCCACCACCATGGGTGCCTGCTCGACCAGTGTGGCCAGCGCCCGACCCACGGAGCCTAAGCCTTGGCCAACGGTGTCGGTCACCGGGCGCAAGGCGTCCCCGATGCGCCGCAAGGCTTCGTCCCAGGCTTGGGTGACTTCGCTCCAGATCTGTTTCGAGGTCTCTCGCCGGGCGATCAGGTCCTGCTCGATTTCACCACTGGCCCGCGCCGCGTTTTGCTTGAGCCGCTGATACAGATCGGCGTTTTGCATGTAGGCGGTCAGCGCCGCCTTGACCTGCATGTCGGCAAAGAGGTCACCGGTTTTCATGGTGGCCTCGAAGGCTTGCAGCATGGCCTGCTGCTTGGCCGGGTCGCGTTCCTGGCCGATGCGTTGCGCTGCAGCCGAGACTTGCTGGGCACGCTGAGGATCGGTCTGCTCGATGTAGGCCCGGGCCAGCACGAAGGAGGACTCCATGGTGCTCCAGCCCTTGCCGATGGCCTCCTGCATCATGGCAGCGTAATCGATGCCGACATCGGCGTAGCGCCGCTGAGTCTCGGGCGAGCCGATCTTGGAGAACCAGTTCTTCAGGTTGTTGGCAGCCTGATCAGGCGAGCCGGAAACCTTCATTTGCACCTGCAGCATGGCGCCCAGCTGATTGACCGAGTCCTGGCCGGTGATGCCGATCTTCTGCATCTCGGCCAACAACTCCGGAAACCAGCGCGCCATGTCCGATGATTCGAACGATCCCTCTTTGCCCAGGTAGGCGATCGCCTCCAGGGCTTGTTGCATCTGGGCCGGGTCGCTGATCCTGGCGTTTTGCTCCAGCGCGCCTATCATGCGGGCGGTGTCGACACTGCCAGAACCCTGGCCCACGGCGAACTTGGCCAGCAGCGGCGCAAAGGCAGCGGCACGATCCAGATCCATGCCGCCACCAACCAGCTGATTGACCGCCTCGGCCAGCTCGTTGCGCCCCATGCCGCTGGCCAGCGCACTTTGTGCGATCTGCTCGCCGATTTGTGTTTCGCGGGCCGTGCCGGCGATACCAGCCTTGATCGCCATGTCGCGCACGATAGCCTGGTAGTTGGCCGAGATGGTGGCCGGTACCGCCACCGTGGCGGTCATCTTGAGGGCATCACCCACCGCTTCACGCCCTTGCGTAACCCCCTGACCGATGCGTTCTCGGCCAACGGCCTGCAGTTCCAGCCCTCGCGCTGTGCGGCCAAGTCGCTGATAGGCGCGATCCAGGTTGTCCGCTTCAATGCCGGCCTGGCGCAGAATGGTCAGATTGCTCTCGATTTTCTTGCGGATGCCATCGGCGGCCGCATCACCGCTCAGGTGCAGTTTGCGAAACTCGCCTTGCAGGCGCTGCGTCTCGCCAATCGTGCGTTGCCACAGGCGTTGCTGTTCAGCGGTCTGCTTGAGGCGGGTGATGCGCGACTGGGTATCGGTCACCGCCCGGCCAAGCGAGCCATCGACCGCGCCGCCAATGACGATACCCAGTGCAATGTCGCGTTTCATTCAGTCCTCCAGCCACCACAGGGCATCCCTGAGGTCCAGGGCATCAATCTCAGAGGGCGGGAAGTGCAGTTCCCGCACCAGTCGCTTCATCAGCAGGTTCAGCAGAGGCGCGGTCATCCGGGCGAGCGGACACCAGGCGAAAGTAGCTGTCTTGCAGCCGCTTGTAGTCGGTAAAACGCATGCCCTCCAGATCTTTGGGGGCTACGCCCGCCAGAATCCCGAACAGGATCAGCTCACGCTCTTCAGCGTCATTGGGCGCCTGGCGCGAGGCCAGGCGCATGTCGCGCACCAGCGGCGCGCGCAGAGTCAGCGTGTCGCGGCAAATGCCGTCGAATTCGGTCGGGTGCTGCAATTTGATGGTCAGGTGATCCATGAGTAGGTCTCCGGTGGTGTGATGGCGTAATGGGAAGTCGGTTACAGGCGGGTTACAGCCCCAGCGCGGCACGAATGTCGGCCAGTTGATCGCGGCCATCCACGATGCGCACCGAGGCGATCGGATCGATCTCATAGATGAGCAGGCCGTCGAGCTCGAGCTTGTAGTAGCTGCAGGCCAGGCTGAATTTGGTTTCGGCCTTGTCCGAGGGCTTCCAGTCACCCATGTCGACCTCGGTCAACATGCCGCGCAGGGTCACCACGCAGGACTGCACCTCACCCTTGTGGTTGCGGAAAGCGCCCCGGAAGACGCCGTTAAAGGCGCTCTGGTCGGCCAGGCCAAAGAAACGCAGGGCTTCGATCGACATGCCTGATAGCGAGAAGTTGGCTTCCAGCGCTTCGAGGCCCAGATCCATCTTGATCGGGGCGTCCATGCCGCCACCCCGGTAGTCTTCGGCCTTGATCTTGAGTTTGGGTGGCGTGACCTGGGTGGCGATGCCGGCGAAATTCACGCCGTCGATGAAGAGGTTGAGGTTGTAGAGGGTTTGCGGGATCACGGTGCAGGCTCCTTAAATGTCGAGAACTTCGGTAATCCACTGGTTCGTGACCTCGACCCGGAAGGTGGGGTTTTCTGCGGGGGGCACGTCGGTAAAGCGGATGTTCCAGTACACGCGGCCTTGCTCGAGCTGGCTCGCGGTGTTGAGTTCGGGGGCGGGATAGACCTCGAAATTGATAATGGCGCCCTGCGCTTTCAGATCGCGCATGAAGGCCTGCAGCCCTTCGGTCACGTCCTTGATGTAGGTCTTGGTGATGGAGCGGTCCACCGCCCATTTGTGGCCATAGAGGATGGCGTCCATGACGATGTCGACCGTGCGCACCCGGGTGACGAAGGCCCACTTGGCATCGGCCGAACGCGTGCGGTTACCCCACAGGCGGTAGCCGCCATCGCGGATGACGGTGGTGATGTTGGCGGCGTTGAGCAGGTTGGCGCGGCAGGTCTCGTCGCCATCCAGGAACTCGATTGGGCGAGCGGTGCCGATGACCTCGACGAACTCCTTGTTGGAGGGGGATGCCCAGAATCCGTATTCACGATCGGTCCGGGCAAAGAGGCCTGCGGCATATGGAGATACCGGTAGCGTGCTGGCCGCACCGGTCTCGGTGTCCCAGACCTTGAGCCAGGGGTCGACGGCAAAGACGCGCTTGCTGCCAAAGTTGTTGAAGTAGGCAATGGCTGCTTCGTCATCGGTGTTGGGACCATCGACGATGGCAATGGCCTTGAGCTTGGCCGCCAAACCATCCATGGTGCTGGCCACGGCCTGGGTGGCCGAATGCCCCGGGCAGACGATCAGGCGAGGCTGCGCGTTATGGACGGACTTGCCATCGAGCAACGCCTGCATGCCGGTGCGCTGCCCGGTGTTCTTTGGCCTGAAGACCAACGTCCGGCCCAAGAAGTCGACCCGCAAGGGAGGTCGTCGATGAGCGAGGTTCTCAAGCGCCGGATGCGCTGCGCGGTCTACACACGCAAATCCACTGACGAGGGACTCGATCAGGAATACAACTCCATCGACGCGCAGCGTGACGCCGGCCATGCCTACATTGCCAGCCAGCGGGCTGAGGGCTGGATTCCGGTGGCCGACGACTATGACGACCCGGCATTTTCCGGCGGGAACATGGAACGGCCTGCCCTGAAGCGGCTCATGGCCGACATCGAGGCTGGGCTGATTGACGTGGTGGTGATTTACAAAATCGACCGGCTGACGCGCAGCCTCACCGACTTTTCCAAGATGGTCGATGTGTTCGAGCGGCACGGGGTGTCTTTTGTGTCTGTGACCCAGCAGTTCAACACGACCACGTCGATGGGCCGCTTGATGTTGAACATCCTGCTGTCCTTTGCCCAGTTCGAGCGCGAGGTCACCGGCGAGCGCATCCGCGACAAGATCGCAGCGAGCAAGCGAAAGGGCATGTGGATGGGCGGCATTCCCCCGTTGGGCTATGACGTCGAGAACCGACGGCTGGTGCCCAACAAGGCCGAAGCCAAGGTGGTCCAGCACATTTTCCGGCGATTTGTAGAATTGGGATCGAGCACCTTGCTGGTCAAGGAGCTGCGGTTGGACGGGGTCACCTCGAAATCATGGACCACGCAGGACGGTCGGGTGCGCGAGGGCAAGCTGATCGACAAGACCCTCGTGTACGCGCTGCTCCACAACCGGACCTACCTCGGCGAGCTGCGCCACAAGGAGCAGTGGTACCCAGCGGAGCACCTTCCCATTGTCGAGCAGGAGTGGTGGGACAAGGCACATGCGATCCTGTCGACCAACAGCCGCGTGCGTGGCAACAATACCCGCTCGAAGGTGCCCTTCCTGCTCAAGGGCATGGTCTTCGGCAACGATGGGCGAGCCTTGTCACCGTGGCACACGGTCAAAAAGAGCAACGGTCGGCGATATCGCTATTACATTCCCCAGCGCGATGCCAAGGAGCATGCCGGTGCCTCGGGTTTGCCACGCCTGCCGGCTGCCGAGTTGGAAGCCGCCGTGTTTGATCAAGTGCGATCGATCTTGCGCTCGCCGGATTTGCTGGCCGACATCCTGCCTCGCGCAGCGAAGCTGGACCCGTCACTGGACGAGGCCAAGGTGACAGTTGCCATGACGCGCGTCGATGCGATCTGGGATCAACTGTTCCCCGCTGAGCAAACCCGGATCTTCAAATTGCTGATCGAGAAGGTGATCGTCTCTCCTACCGATCTTGAGGTCCGGCTGCGACCGAACGGCATCGAGCGGCTGGTGCTCGAGCTGCGGCCTGAGTCCGCCAAGGAAGCAGCGGAGGTGACAGCATGAATGAGGTGCGCATCGAAAAGACTGGCCAGCAGGATGTGGTCAGCACCAGCGATGGTCGGCTGACCCTGTCCGTGCCGATCCAGATCAAGCGGCGTGGCGGTCGCAAGGTGGTGAGGCTTCCTGACGGCAATACCTTGAAGCCCAGGCCCATCAACGACAAACCGACGCCCATTCAAATGGCGCTGGCGCGTGGTCACCGCTGGTTGGCCATGCTGGAATCCGGGGAGGCAGAAAGCCTGACGGAGGTTGCCGAGCGCGAGGGGATGGATCGGGCTTACGTGAGCCGGATGGTTAACCTCACGACGCTGGCGCCGGACATCGTGGCCGCCATCCTGGATGAAACGCTGCCGTCAGAGGTGACGCTGTTTGACCTCGCGTCGGGCACGCCGCTCCTGTGGGATGAGCAGCGGGCGCAAATTCAGTCCGTGTGCCGTGTTGTCAGTCTCGCCGAGCCAGACGGTTAATCTCGTCTTGAATCGCAGCGCAGCTCGCCATGACCGTTTCAAAGGTGGGCTGTTCAAAAGCCAGCAGTCCATCTTCCAGCATGGCTGCGTAGTCCTTCGCCAGCGCGTCCAGTGACGGCCCCTGCGGGATCAACCGGAGATCCCCCGAGGTCGCCTGGAAATAATCGACCTTGCCGCCGTCGACATCTTTCTCAGCGAAGAACATGGACTTGTGTTCGGCCACCTACCGCGCCAGCTCGTGATCGCTGGCCGATGAATCGAAGTGCGTCGTTTTGGCCAAAGCGGCGAGGTCGTACCAGTGGCGTGAATAGCGATCTCCTCGCAGCCGCCCTTGCAGGCAGTACACGTGAGCCGCCGTCGCCTTCTCCCAAAAGGTACGCTCTGCCGCCATCACCAGGGGCTGCGCTGTCGGAAAGGTCACCCCGTCAATGAGCGGGGCGATGTCGCAGGCCACGTGATGTCGCTGATGGGGTTCACCGGTGGCTCGCGCACCAAACTCCAACTGGATCGTGGCTGCGGCGTAACCTGTTCCCTTCTTGGTCGCTGGATAGGCAATGATGAGTTTGTCGTTGTCTTTGCCGGCCAGGCTCAATGCGGCTTGCAGCCCGCTGGCCACCAATGCCTGCTCGATGACGGGTTGGACAGTTTGTTCGATCCATTGCGGCAAGCGGCTGCGTATCGCACTGGTGATCTTTTTCTCCTGGCTCGCTGACGCCGGGATGGGATTGCCGTCGCGCAACAAATCCGGCACCAGCTCGCGGATGTCGTAAGTCAGATCGATGTCTTCAGAGAATCGGTCAATGACCTTGTACACCTTGGACAGTGACGTACCGCCCTTGAAGGTCAGTGTGTTGCCCAGCGGCGAGTCGTAAATTGCAGACAAAGCCCAGACGACCCAGATGTCTTTTTCAAGCAGGTGTGCTGGCCTGCCACTCCGACCTGCGGCCACCTCAAGGGCTTCGGACTGGTCTGCGGAACTGAGTTCAAACCAGGATTCAGGCATGTTCGCTAGCCTCGCTCACCGCGCGCGCCATCCAACTGGGCAGGACAGCTCGGGCGGAGCGCATCGCTGCCCATTCCGCAGGTGGTAGCTTGGTGTGAAGCATCTTTAGTGCCGAGGATGCTTGCTCCGGCCCTAGCCAGGAAAGAGCACGGATCGCCATGCCGGCCGGACGAGCACCCAGAACCAGCTGCCACCGATTGCCATGCTTGAGTTCAACGGTTCGGTTGCCGAGCTGCAATTTGCGTGAGCGCCCCGAAGTCAGGAATACCTCACGGGTCGGCACCTGGGTGGTCAAACCCAGTGCGTTGGCTTCGGTGGCTCCGGTGGCAACGATCACCTCGCCGCTGGCCGACTCGATGGCCTTGACCACGGCTTCGGTCGAAGGGGGGCGCACACCAAAGCGGCTGATCACCGGTGTTGCGTAGGCGCCTCGCCCAACGCGCATCAGCTTGCCTTCGCGTGTCAAACGGGTGAGGGTCTGATCCACCGCCGCTCTGGAGGCCAGGTGCAGGAACTCTTTGGCCGACAGCAAGCCGCCTTCGGGCAAGGCTTGTGCAGCAGACAAAATTGTTTCAGCAAGATGGCTCATGGTCAGACTCCGTTTGTCAGAAGTGTATATTAACTTCTGACAAACTGCAAACAACAGGTGAGTGCATGGCGGTGCTGGCCAAGGCCGAAATCACTGATTGCTTACCGAGGCCAAAAAACAACCGCTTGATCAATCAACGCACAAGCCTTTGATTTACATAGGCTTAAGGCGTGACTCCTGCGGACTTCGGGCAGTTTTGAGCTGGTCAGAAAGGAGAGAGGAATGGCCCGGAGAGAGCGCCATGTGGCCAGAGGTAGGCAGCCAGGCGGACTGCCGAAGTCCGCAAACCTACTCAGCGTTCCGCGCGTGTTCGCGGGGTCTGGCGGGAGCACATAAGAAAAAACCCCAACCGAGAGTGGTTGGGGTTTGAATATTGGTGGCCTGGGGCGGAATCGAACCACCGACACGCGGATTTTCAAGACAAGAATTAGTCACAATTAATCAATAACTTAACTCAGACGCCGTGCAACATTCGGTCCTTTATAGCACGCCCGGGACGCCCCGTTTTTAGCATGCTCGGCAAGGCTCATTGGCGCGGACACAGGGGGTTGTATCTTGCGCCGTATCACGGACGGCGAACTGCCTCCGGTCATTGCCCACAATCGAACGCGAGTACCGCACGATTCACCGGCAAAAAACCGGGATAAGGTCGACACACTGCCGGCAATCGCCCGTTCGGGCTGAACGGCCGATCCGCGCCGTGATCAAGAAACCAGCCGGCAGAACGAAGCACCTCGCATCGGCGCAACGCCGGCGATGGCTAAACAGCCTATCCAAACAGTTGCCTGATCAGCGCAGTGTTATTGCAGTAGTCAGTGTGCCCAGAAACAAGGTGGGTAACGTCGATGTTCTTGTACTGCCCGGCTGCAGGTTCCCTACCGATCGTCGAAGCTGATGTCAGGTTCCCGACCTTATAGAGGTAGCGGAGCACCTCGTCATTCTCGCTGAAGTAGTTAGCGATTCCTTGACGGGCCTTGCCATCAATCCGTCGTAAGACATCAGCATCAGAATCAAGTGCACCACCGAGGAAAATCGCCTTGCGAATTCCATCCTTCGGCATCACATCCAAGCAGTTCGCCATCAGGCGTGCCCCTAAAGAATGCCCAACGACTGTAATGTCCAGACAAGGCTTGCCTTTACGCGACAAGTCGTCGGCTAACCGAACCAAGGCCTTCCCCAATACTCGTCCACTACGCTCGGATTCGCCTACAGCAATGCGCCACAGGCCCAAGGCGCTTGTGATGGCTAACGGTGAATAGAATAAGCCTGTTAGCTCCCTGAAACTTCCCGACTCCCAACGCACTCGGATCAGTTGATGACCATCGACGTTCTTGGCGAAGTACGACGACCATTCGCCGTCGTCTGCGGAAAGAAAGCCCGAGGAGAATAGGATAACCGGCCGATGAGGGTCGAGATTAGCGTATTGAATCTCGCACTCACCCGCAGCATTAATCGCTAGGACCCCACCTTGTGCATGCTCAGGCGGAGGTAACTTGGAGGCCCCATGCACCAGCTCGGTCACACACCATTCGCAGAAGAACTCGCCCGTGGCCAGGACCGCCGAGAGGTCTTTCCCCACACGATCCAGAGCACGAAGAGCGATCTCACTAGCCCGCAAATTTCACGGCCCCTCAACGGCACCGGAATTTTTGGCTGGCAAAATGGATAAACGTCCGGGCAGAGGCTACTTGCTTAAATCTTGGGCATTTTTGTGGATTCAGGACGAGCTTCCCCCAACCCCCGATGCTC